TGTGGCTTGACGGGGTGTCGCATTCCACCAAGGAATCCGACGCTCGGCTGGTAGTCAAGTATCGCGCGGCCGCGCCCAAGTCGAGGAAATTGTTCGTCATTTCCAATGTTGGTGATGAGAATGCCGTGTTTGGTGTAAACAATGGGGATATTGAGACTCTCCGAACCAGTCTAATGCTAAGGATGTATAAGTGTCAGATTGGTGGTGAGATCGTGGTACCACATTGTCCACCGTACAAACTAGTTGCGGAAAAGCTGAGGCCCAGCCGTGACGCATTGTTGCGATCTCTGCGAGGTTCCAACCCTGTCTCCATCGAAGAGGTGGTTGATATGTACAGGGCTCGAAAACGCAAGATCTACAGTGACGCCGCTGAGCAGTTCTATGCACATGGTTGTACACGCCAACACAGCATTAGCAGATCATTCGTAAAATGTGAGAAAACCAACACCAGTAAAGCTCCACGCAATATACAGCCTAGGCATCCCGTATATAACCTGGAAATAGCCTGCTACCTGAAACCGATTGAGAAGAGGGTGCAGAAAATTTTCAAACGATTGTTCGGACAACCGACCATCCTCAAGGGTTATGATGCTAACACATTAGGTGGTATAATGGAGTCGAAGTGGTCAAGCTTTCGCTCACCAGTGGCCATTGGCCTTGACGCCGTCAAGTTCGATATGCACTTTAGTCCTGCAGTGTTGCAGTGGGAACATGACATCTATAATGAAGCGTTTAGGTGTCCCCGATTGAAACAACTACTGTTATGGCAAATGCATAATATTGGTACTGGGCATTGTTACGATGGATCCCTTAAATATCGTGTTAAAGGGAAAAGGTTCTCCGGCGACATCAACACTTCATTAGGCAATTGTTTAGTGATGTGTTCGATGTTGCATAGCTTTTTCAAATCCCACGGTATCCAGGGTCAATTAGCTAACAACGGAGATGATTGTGTTGTATTTTTAGAGGAGGAAGATGTAGATGTTTTCACAAAGTCAATTGAGCAATGGTTCGGGACGTTAGGGTTCCGAATTACCTTAGAGAAACCGGTTTACTCGTTGGAGGAAATAGAATTCTGCCAATGTCATCCATTGCCCGTCAATGGGCGATATCGAATGGTGCGTAACATCCCCACCGCTCTCTCGAAGGATGCCTGTTCTATCTACGACTTTCAGAATGAGGTGGCTTGGAGACGTTGGCTCTACCAAGTCGGTGAGTGTGGGTTGGCATTGTGTAGTGGTGTACCTATCATGGAGGAATACTATTCCGCTTTTATGCGTAATGGGATACCATCTGAGAGGAATGAACATTACTTCGCAAACAGTGGCATGGTTTTTATGGCGGATGGGCTTATGGCACATCGTCTACCAATCACCAGTGACGCGCGGTGGGCCGTCTATGCTGCATGGCAGTATACGCCGGATGAACAGGTGGCGTTGGAGGAACGTTACCGACAATTGGTTTTGAACTGGGGCGATAGCCCTGGTGATGAATCTGCATTCATCCAGCACTGGTGACGAGATATCTAACCAGTATCTATGGCACTAACACTTTATCGAGGCGCTACTGCGCTCAACCAACTTCCGAAAGCTGCACAGGCAGCATTAGCGGTGGCTTCCACTGCAAAACAAGCTCTTAGTATAATTAGACAAACCCGTTATTATGCCAATCTTGCTATGAAAACGAAACGGCAAATTGAGCAGGAAGTGCGATCCGCCTTTGGATCAAATCCTGCACCTGCCATGGCTCCAGTAGCCGTGGGGCAACAGGTCGTGCTCAATAAGCCACGTTATCGAGCTGGTAATACTAATGGTGTTGTGAACGTATCACATCGTGAATATGTGGGTGAGATTTCCGGAGACACTACCTTTGGAGTCATCAGTTATCCCATCAACCCCGGCCTCGGGAGCTCTTTCCCGTGGCTTGGAGGGATAGCCAATAACTACGAGAAATACCGTATCCGTTCGCTCACCTACGAATTTATAAATATTGCTGCCACTAGCGAACGTGGACGCATCACTATGGCCGTCGATTATGACGTGCTTGATGCTGTACCTACGAACAAGGTGGACATGTTCCAAATCGCCGATGCTGTGGAGGGGCCCGTATGGGAGCCTCTACGCTTAAAGGTGCGACCAAGTGGTCTCCTATTCACTCGGAATGGGCCACTTAGCGGCGTCGATCTTAAGACGTATGACGCAGGGCGTTTTATCGCGGCTATCAGTAATGCATCTGATTCCACGGTCAAGGGTGAGTTATTTGTCACATACGACATAGAGCTCCATATCCCACAGTCTGCTAAGTGTCCGGGAGATTACGGGGCTGGGACGGTAGCTAGCTTCAATCAGTCTCAACCTTTCACGGGGGTTGTGTTGACTGGAGGTCTTGATGGTTTCTCCATCGGCACCTACAAGTGGTTGTTTTCCCGACCTGGGGTCTACCTAGTTAGCTACTACCTATCCGTATCCACTATTGGGACACCAACATTTATAACGTCAGGTTGTAGTATGTCCACCGCCAGCGCAAATAGTTCCACTGTGTGGATGAGTACGAGCATAGTCACCGTTACGGTGCCTAATGCTTACATCAACGTAACATGGAACAGTGGTGCCGGCGCCGCTACAACCACAATATTCGCTGCTCCTTACAACAATTACAACAATTAACAATTTCTGCGTAACTGCATATTACATAACAACAAATAAAAATAAATAAAAATTTTATCACTCTACAACATCCCATTGACGGTCCGGACCAATGTCCGAGATAGCAGTGGCCACTATTGGTGTGGGTTGGTTACCCCCTTGCGGGTGTTGTTGAGCAATGCATGTCTCTCTGTATTATAT